AAGAAAATGAAGACTCACCACCAAGTTTAATTTTAGTTGATGCATTAAAAGGTAGGTATGAATTTCCTGAGCTTCGTAGAATAGCGATGGAGCAATACGGCTACTGGAATCCGGAAACAGTTATAATCGAGAGTAAGGCATCAGGATTACCTTTAACTTATGAGTTGCGTAAGATGGGTATTCCTGTTATAAATTTCTCACCATCGCGTGGTAACGATAAACACACGAGGGTAAACGCAGTATCTCCGCTCTTTGAGTCGGGACTGATATGGGCGCCCAAAGAAATGGACTTCGCTCAAGAAGTCATTGAGGAATGTGCAGCTTTTCCTTATGGAGACCATGATGATCTAGTGGACTCAATGACCCAAGCTGTAATGAGATTTAGACAGGGAGGTTTAATTAATCACCCTGAAGATTACAAAGAGGATGAAATTCCTCGAACACAGAGGACATATTATTAATGGATGAAGAATTTGAAACCTACGAAAGTGTAATTGATGCTTATAACTCTGGTGTAGGAGTTGAGCCAGGAGATTCCTTGACTGATTACATAAAAAAGAATAATATAAAAATTAAGGAGATTAGTATGTCTCCTTTAGAAGATTTAAAAAAAGTAGCTAAGAAGGCTAATGGAGGAATCATGAGAAATTTTTACGCACAAGGCGATGAAGTTGAAGAGTTTCAAGAAGAAGACTTAGACACAATTGAATTAATGAAAGACCAAGGTATCCCTATGGGTGAACAAGTCAGGGCTCAGGATACAGGCATCATGCAAATGGCAGACGTAGAATTAGATCCTTTAGAAGACGAGTATCAAAAATACAGATTCGATATGTTAGAACAAGGTTTAGAGCCTATGGACTTTGATAGTTTCAGAAGAGAAGCTATGAGTGATATGGCTGCTATAAGACCTGAAGTTAGAATTGAAGAAGTTGTAAAAGAATTTATTAGAGAAAAAGGACGTAAGCCAAATTCATTAGATGAACTAAAAGAATTTTATGAATTAAGAATGGGTACAGCTAGTAGAGATCCTGGAATGGAAGTTGTTAAAGAATTAGTTGAAGATGATAAAACTAGAATTACTTTAGCTGGTGGATCTTTCCCTGATCTATCTGGTGACGGACAAATCACTCAAAAAGATATCTTAATTGGTAAAGGTGTTATCAAAAGAGATGAGAAACAATCAGGCGGTCTAGCAGCAATACTAGGATTGTAAATTGAAAATCCACGAGTACAACGAGATGATGGCGTATCTTACGCGTCGAGAGAAGTTTGCTGACGGCTCACCTCCACCAAAAAAACCTTACAACGCACTTCAGTTTAAAAATAAAACAGACACTTTGTTACAAGGCGTATATGGAACTGGAAAGTCTTCTAATGCTTTTCTTGTAGACTTGATGCAGAAAGAATTAGACAAAGCTGTTACTGAAGGTGTTGTTACAATGCAAGAAGGTCTTGAGTTTATTAAAAGCAGAAAAAAATATTACGACGATTATCTTTTAGAAAAAAGTAAAACCACTGATGGTCCTATTAGTTTGCCATCTGTAGAAGAGAGAAAAGAATTTTATAAAGGAGCGTTAGTTACTGAAGGTCCTAACAAAGGTAAATACACAGTTAAGTTTCCATATAAACAAGATTATGGAAATTCTAAATTTAGAGGAGTGCAATACGGCACCAAAGAAGAAATAGAAAAATTAATTGCAGATAGAAAGATAGCAGCCGATGCTTCTTATAAATCAGGGGTAGATAAAGCTGCTCAAATAGCAAAAGATAAAGCAAATGTAGAAATAAAAAATACGATAGATTCTTTTATTAAAAAAGGTGATTATGAAAATTTTAAAACTAAACCTTATGAGTCTCAATTAAAACGAAAACTTCCTTCCGGAAATATAAGACAGTCTGGTGGTGGTAGAGTTAATCCTAAAACTTTTCAATACATTAGAGATGCTTTAGATGCAGGGGCTGATTCTGATCTCTTTAAAAACCTTATGAAGATAACTGGTAAAACAGAAAAAGAATTAATTGAATTTAATAAAAAAATACCTGAAAGAGGTGTAACAGATATAGAAAAAAGATCTACAGCAGCAAAAGAATCTTTTCCTGAAGAAAGAAAACTTACTGAAGAACAAAAACAAGAAGCTGAAAAAAAAGTACAAGCTAAAAGAAAAGATAGATTAGAAAAAACTACAGGAAAAACTAAATTTATAAAAGGATCAGATGATTTTCAATTTCACCATATAAAACAAATTGGTGGAGAAGCTCCTTTAACTGCAGCTGATGTAAAAGTTATCGATAAAGTTATGAATGGTGAGCTCGCTCCTTACAACAGAAAATTAAACGATATATCAGATGCTATCTCTCAAAAAATAACTGAGTCTTTTCAAGCTATGGATGCTAAAGAAGAAAACAAAGCATTAAAACTTTTAGAAGAAGTAGACACTTTAAATAAACAAGCAGAGGGAATTGTAAAAAGTGCTCATGATAAATTACCTGAAAAATTTAAACCTTTAATTGGTTACAATAAAGTTTATGCTCGAACAGATGAATATGGATTTCCTTTAGATGATAAAGTTAGAATAGAACCTATTGGTGGCGGATTACAAAAAGGTGAACGTTCTAAACCTTTAACTAAATATACAAGAAAAGATGCTCAAGAATTACAAAAAGAAATAAATAAACAAGTTAAAATTTTAGAACTTAAAAGAGATATTCCCGGTGTAACTACTGCAGATGAGATAGAGCAACCAGAAAAATCTAAGATAAGAAATTTATTTGATTCTTTTAATCAAAAAATAAAAAATGCAGGTAATGCTTATAGAAGTATTAGACCAGGTATTGATGCGCTTACAACTGCTTTTCCTGGTAAAGCAGACAATGCCTTAGCTGCTGCAATAGACTTTCCAATGATGTATATATCTGGAGCTCCTCTCACTCAGGCTGCTGCAAGTGCAGGATCTATGTTTATGAACAATCCTAATATTGGTAAAATGGCAAACGTTGCTTTGGAGCAAGCTGCATTAAGTGAAGAAGAACAATTTTTAAAAAATGCAATGGAGAGAAGACAAGGACTTGAGTCTATGCTGGAGAATATCCCTGCAAGATTTAGAGAGACGATAGAAGAAAACAAAGGTGTAAAAGATGAAACCGAAACATACGTACCCTAAAACCTGGCTCCTGCCGCCTGAATCAGGACCCACGCCTCAAGGGTTGAATATTAACTATAATACTGTTAAGACAGTGAAACTGGAGAAAATAAAAAATGGCAGACAAAATAGACAAGTCCCTGACGCAAGGTCCAAGAGGCTCGGCGGTTATACCGGGTGAAGAAGTAATTCAAGAAGCGGTTGAACAAGAAGTAGTAGAAGAGCAACAGGCACCAGGGCCCATAGAAACAACAGAATTAGAAGATGGATCAGTACAAATAGATTTTGATCCAGCGGCAGCTCAACCAGAAGGTGGAGATGAGCATTACGCAAACTTAGCAGAATTTTTACCGGACGAAGTTTTACAAGAGATGGGTTCAGACCTTTCTCAAAAATATCAAGATTATCAAATGGGTAGAAAAGAATGGGAACGTTCTTATACTCAAGGTTTAGATTTATTAGGTTTTAAATATGATATGAGAACAGAACCTTTTCAAGGAGCTAGTGGTGCAACTCACCCAGTTCTTGCAGAAGCAGTTACACAGTTTCAAGCTTTAGCTTACAAAGAATTACTTCCGGCAGATGGTCCAGTTAGAACAGCTGTGATCGGTGCACCAACTGAAGAAAAAGCAAAACAAGCACAACGTGTTAAAGATTTTATGAACTACGAGCTCATGGAAAAAATGAAAGACTATGAGCCCGACTTTGATCAACTGTTATTTTATTTACCGTTAGCAGGGTCAGCTTTTAAGAAAACTTATTATGATGAGTTGACTAAGAAAGCGACATCAAAGTTCGTACCGGCAGATGATTTGATTGTTCCCTACACGGCTACCTCATTAGACGATGCAGAGGCAATCATCCATCGGGTAAAAGTTTCTAAGAACGAATTAAGAAAACAACAAGTAGCAGGTTTTTATTTAGACATTGAATTAGGTGATCCTACTCAAGAATCAGATGACGTTGAGAAAAAAGAAAGAGAGTTAGAAGGTCAAAGAAAAACACAAGACGACGATGTCTACACTCTTTTAGAATGTCATGTTAATTTAGATATTGAAGGTTTTGAAGACACTGATGATACAGGTGAACCTTCAGGAATTAAAATTCCATACATCGTAACAGTCGATGAAGGAACAAGAAATATTTTATCTATTAGACGTAATTATGAAATAGGTGATCCAGACAAAAACAAAATTCCTTACTTTACTCATTTTAAGTTTCTTCCAGGACTAGGGTTTTATGGCTTTGGTCTAATACATATGATTGGCGGATTGAGCAGAACTGCAACTGCTGCACTCCGTCAGTTATTAGATGCAGGAACTTTATCTAACTTACCAGCTGGATTTAAAATGCGTGGTATTAGAATTAGAGATGATGCACAATCAATTCAACCAGGTGAATTTAGAGACGTAGATGCACCGGGTGGAAATCTAAAAGATTCATTCATGATGTTACCATTCAAAGAACCATCAGCTACATTACTTAACCTTATGGGTATAGTAGTTAATGCTGGTCAAAGATTTGCATCGATTGCTGATCTACAAGTTGGTGATGGCAATCAACAAGCTGCAGTTGGAACTACAGTTGCTTTACTAGAACGTGGTTCAAGAACTATGTCAGCTATTCACAAAAGAATTTACTCTTCGCTAAAACAAGAATTCAAATTGTTAGCAAGAGTATTCAAGTTATATCTACCACCGGAATATCCGTATGACGTAGTTGGGGGTCAAAGAACAGTTAAACAAACAGACTTTGATGACAGAGTAGATATATTGCCAGTTGCTGATCCCAACATCTTTTCTCAAACTCAGCGTATTTCCCTCGCACAAACAGAGTTGCAGCTGGCAACTTCTAATCCACAGATGCACAACATGTATCAAGCGTATAGAAATATGTATGAAGCATTAGGTGTAAAAGATATTGACACATTATTAGTTAAACCTGAACAACCACAACCAATTGACCCTGCTTTAGAAAATATCATGGCGTTAAGTGGTAAAAATTTTCAAGCTTTCCCTGGCCAAGATCATAGAGCACACATAACTTCGCATTTAAATTTTATGGCAACTAACATTGCTAGAAATAATCCTGTTGTTATGGCGGCAATGGAAAAAAATATTATGGAGCATATAAGTTTGATGGCACAAGAACAAATTGAATTAGAGTTCCCTGCAGAATTACAGCAGTTAGCTCAGATGAATCAGATGGCTCAGAACAATCCACAGATTGCACAAGCTGCTCAACAGATCAGTCAGAAGATTGAAGGAAGAAAAGCTGTCTTGATTGCTGAAATGATGGAAGAATTCTTAAAAGAAGAGAGAGAAGTTACTTCTGGTTTTGGTGATGATCCAATTGCTAAGTTAAGAGCAAGAGAATTAGACCTAAGAGCACAAGATAATGAGAGAAAAAGAAAAGAAGGTCAAGAAAGAATCAATCTTGATCGTATGAAAGCAATGATGAACCAGCGTGAACATGAAGATAAGCTAGATCAAAACGCAGATTTAGCAAAAATGAGAGCTGAAACATCAATTGAAAAAACAATTCTTAGTAAATCAATACCAAATGTAGATAAAATGATGCCAAGTGTAGAGATCGAAAAGTATGAAGGAGAAAATAGATGAAAAAGGACAAAAAATTTATCCAAAAAGCGATAAAAAAACCGGGATCTCTAAGAAAATCTCTTGGAATCAAAAAAGGCAAAACAATTCCTGCTTCAAAACTAAAAGCAGCAGCTAAGAAACCAGGAAAGCTTGGACAAAGAGCAAGATTTGCTATAACATTAAAAAAGTTGAAGAAAAAATAAGGAGAAACTATGGCTAAAAAAGAAGAATCTTTTAAAGCGTCTGAAATAGGCATTCCTTCTCAAAATATTGAGTTGGATCCGAGATCTGTTACGACTGCAAATGGTATGCCAAGAAACTACATACC